TCGAACGGTGAAACACGCGAATAATTTAATCCAATTTCATCAGCAACTATAGGTTGGCCTTGCGGTCCCCATTTTAAGGTCCTCTTCTTCTGAATAACGGGAGCCTTTATAATTGCAGCAGGGAATGTACAGAAATCTTCAATAAACTCACCCAATGCCTCATCCCAACCACCTTCTGCTAGTTGGTCGGCAATTTTTGTTTCCATTTTATCTGTTGATTCTTTTGCAACAGTACGCATCGAACGCATCGCTTCATCACGCATTTTACCGGCGCGACCTTCAATATAAGCCTCATAACCCATATCAGGGGGAAGCTGAGGCATTGTTTGTTGAATGCGTTGTGCAATAGCTTTCATTGCAAAAGGGGGTAATTCTGGTACTGGAGTAGGTGAAAGACCCCACGGGCGGTCGCCTGCAGGCATTAAAATATCTCTTATCCATGAAACTGCGGCACGAATCTTCGTTGCACTCAGCATCATGTAGATTTCAGATCCACCTTGATCCCGGATCTGCCTTAGCGTTTTTCATTTCCCATACGCTTTGTATGTGACGAGAAAGCTGAGACTCATAAAGGTCAGGGACACGATTAGCAGCTTCTGTTGCTTTTTTTTCTTGTTCAATTTCGTCGTTGTTTTTTACAACGAGTAAGCCGTAACTGCCCATAGACTCTCCCACAGAGTTGTTGTCAACTACCTTCAAATCAGGCTTTTCATCAAACTCTTTAGAGTTGATAATCGTTTCCTGAATGTGGTCTGCTAAAGCTCGTAAGCCTATTATAAAATCTTCTGGCGGCATACCGTTCTTGAATCCCATATGGATGGTTTTAGCCTTTCCAATATGCTTTCCTTTTGAATCGGTAAATGGACCGCGTCGCCAGCCATATCGTTTCCACGATTTAACTTGGCATGAATTAATTCAACTGCCATATCTCACCTCTCATTAATTGATTCTATGACGATATTACTTATTTGTATAGTAGTAGGTTACGCGGCCCAGCCACCTGAATTACGGCGTCTTACTGGCCTAGCCTCTACTTTCTTCACTTTCAGCCCTTCATTCACCATCAAAACACCATATTGAAGTGCTTCATGAACGTGAGAGAAGATATTTTTCTTTGGTTGGTCCTTATAACGCTCTTCACCAACGACTTGCACTCGCTCGTACATAAATGCTCCGTTAAAGCCTTTTCGTAGGTATTTGCACTTTGGAGACAAGATAAAACCGGGCGACCCGTCAATGTCATTTTTCAACAAATGTTCTGCAACAGCTTCGCGGCGCTTTACTGGATCCTGAGTTGATGCAGGTTCTGTAGGAAGCCCTTCTTCTTCAAGGATTTCTAAACAAGTATCTTCGGTTGATTGTGCACGTTGAGACCCAGCCGGATCGCCCCATAACCGCAAATTCATACCACCATACTCATTATTGAGTTTTGGCTTTAGAGCGTCACGAATAAAGCGACGAACACCCATGTCCTCAGAAACAACCTCATCAAGCACACGGATCTGTCCTGTTGGAGAAATTTGGAATAATGCGCATGCCGGGGTTAAACCAAAGTCAAAACCAATATATAGGGTGAGTCCCCACATAATTTCAAGTTCTTCCTCTGAGCAGTGCACCCCATCATTCCACTCATTATAAATTGGCTTTCCATCATAAACTGTTGCGTACTGACCTAAAACGTAGGACTTAATCCATTCTGACGATTTACCATAAACCATCTGGGTCCAATACTTAAACCCAAGCGGTTGGTTTTCAACATTCTCTGCATCTGGGCTAGGTAGGTATACGACAATCCCTTTCTCATCAACAGTCTTAATGAGAGCTCCGGGTTGACGGAAAAATTTGAACCCTTGTGGTTTTTCGACTTCCGCTATGCTGTACCACCAATGATCATCGTCTGGTGGGTTTGTATCAAGAATAACGCCAGCAAAGGTTAATTTACCTTGCCGCTTCGCAGGATAACGGCCTACACGCATAGTTACACCATCAAGAATGATTCTTGGCAGCTCCCGTGCTTCATTGATCCACGCCATAGTTAATTCCATGGAGAGTAGCTTTTTAACATCTTTTGGTCGATCCAGAGCAAGGAACCATATTTCAAACTCTAGTATCGTGCCATCTGGGAAATTATCTGTTGGTGGGGCTGCACAGCGAATTGTGCCGGTTATTGGTGAGCCCCAGTTCATATGACATATTGAGTCAGGAAACCAGTCTTGCCATGTTTTAATTGTTGTTGTTTTTAATTCTGGGTAGGAGTTACGAATTGCAGCCGCACGAAAGCGACGGACTCCATCAAAGCCCGGTTCTTGTTGCATTGCTCGAAAAACGAGCTCAATACAGCAAGCAACAGATTTTCCGGATCCAACGGGGCCCATAATTCCACGAACAAAGCTATCATCGCCATGGAATTTCGCCGGGGTCTTTTCAGCGCTATAATTTATATTGAGTGCTTTTTCTTCGCTCACAGTAATCCGGCCTTCAACAATGAAGACGGCGTAGCTGTTACTGTTGGGGCACCTGTTTTTTCACAAATCACAATAGGTAATCCATTAATGCTGTCGGTGTCGCTATTATGGCAGACATCAGCATCGCCTAAAGCATTTTTCAACACTAAGTAGCTATCTGCTGTCATTAAAACAAAACCCGGTTCGATACCGTGATCTTGAAAACGAGCCATTTGTTCACGAACCGAAAAAAGGATTGCACGCGCTTCTACTGAACAATCGTATGCTACGGCTTCCATGGTGTATACTCCTCATTTTGTGTATATATGAGTAGTATAGAAACTGCTTATGCACTAATCAACTTAATTTATCGACAAAATGAGAAGTAATGTATAAAAGAGCGTAAGCTATACCGATGAAGAATATAAGGAAGATTACAGGATGATCCTTTGATTTAAGGTTATCTATGTCTTGCTTTGCTTCTTCGCAGTGGTTTTTATCGAAAAACAATATTTCTAATAATTTACAGCCATAGTAAGCAAAAGGGATTTTTTGCATATTTCTACCCATGCGAGAACTAATTGTTTCGCGCCGATCGCCGCCCATGGTCCAGTTTGCTATCCTGTCTATTTCTAGCAGAATATCCATTATTTTATTCATGATATATTCCTGAAAAATAAAGGGGCCGAAGCCCCATTATTTATGCGAAGGTAATCGCGTCTGAAATAGTTAAGTTGCCATCAGGCGACACAATAACAAGATACCAAGTCGGCGTTCCTGTTGTATCAGAGATAACTAAATTAACTAAACCGTCAGCATCAGAGATTAATTTACCAGCCGCGTCTGCCAGAGTTTCAATAACTCCACCAGCTGCTCCAACAGCAATACCGCCATCAGGGGCTGCTGCAGTAGGGATAATACCCGCCGCATCGTCCGATAGATAAAAATCTACAACACCAACTTCACTCAGAGCTTTTCCTTCTGGGTCATTTAATTGCACGGCAACATCAATTGCATCTCCAGCCTCATCGCCTACAGTCATTACGACTTGAAAGGCTTTCAGCTGAATAGAAAGGTTGCCTAGAAATAATTTCCCAACATTTAAGATTTCACGCCATGACATGACGATTCTCCTATAGGTTGCTCACCAGCCATCCAATGGCCATATTGATAAGGTTGAAATACGAAGTAGGACTCAGCCTACCTCAACTTATGCTACTGTAGAACCAGTAATACAGCTCAGCCAGTTAGTACCGTCTGAATATGCAATAACACCAGTACCGGAACCACCATTCACAGCATCGCTTACTTGGATTAAATATCCGCGTTCACCGATTGCTGGCACAGCTGGCAATGTTGCCACTGTATAGATTGGAACTTCCTCAGCATTGATTTGGTCAAATTTACCCATGAGTAAATCCTCCGTTCAATTAAAAAACCCTTTCGGGACCGTTCTCGCTCTCATACTTAGGGTGGCCCCATCAAAAAACCCGAGAGAGTGAGAAGAGAGGGAATCCATCAGGGGCCATAAACTTACTTTATACTATCATTATACTTATTTATAGCGCCTTCAAGTGTTTTAACTCGTGTTTCGCACATGGTTTTTCGGATGTTAAGCGTTTTGTAAGTTCCGTCATCCAAGCACTGCAGGGATCCACTAGAAATTGTGGGGTAGTCTGGTGACTTTGGGAGGTTAATTCTTGACGGCTTACCTTGTATCGTTCCATTACAACTACTCAAAACCAGTGCGGTCAGACTTATCAGTATTGTGCGCTTTATTAATTTCTGCTTGTTCATTGCTCAATCCCTCTACTATTGCTTTATTTGTTGCTTGGCCAGTTTTGCGTGCTTGAACCTCACCCTTTAACTTTTCTTTTGCTCGAGCAGCTTGTTCTGACTTAAACAGGTAAGCCACAACAGCAAGAGCGAGACTAAGGATTACCATGCCCCATGTTTTTAACGTACCTAAGCCCGGGATACTCACTTGTCACCCAATGGCTTTGTTGTGATTTTGCGTAAAACAGCAGTGATAATGGCGACACCAACAAAAACAAGGCCGTAGTAGCCATCGAGATATTCGCGCAGCATAGGTAGGTTTTGCTCAAGCACACCAAAAATAGTAACCAATGTGGCGAAATCCATTGTTTTTGAGCCGTTTACAATGCCATTATATTTCATGATCCACTCCTAGAATTATTGCGAATAAAATCTTTTAAATCATCAAACTTATCATCCATCTTATTATCGAGGGCTTTGATGTCGTTTTTATTTTCATCTAATTGCCTGCGAATCCCTTCTTGACGGACCCGCACATCGTTTTGCTGTTGTTGTAGTGCTTTTATTTCAGCGATGTCTTTGGCGTTTTTTTCTGAATTAACTGTTGATTGGGCTAGTTGAATTTCATATGTGGCTTTACTGACTCTTGTTTCGACGGCGCTTTCAATTTGATTAAGACGATAAGCGTCAACAGCGGTGGATGTGAACCCAAGAATAACGACAGCAATAATTGGATACCACGTTAATATAATTGGCTTTCTCTCTGGTGGCATGATTGATCCCTTATTGGTAAACGTCTTCTTTTTTGGTTGTTATACCGCACTCAACACACTGTATATCATTTTTTAAAACAAAAAACAGTTTATTGCCACAGTTACATGCCCAAATCTCGTTTGTAATTGGAGCAAGGTGATGCTTAAAGACGCCCTTCATCGTGTGGCAATGTGGGCATTCTAACTCGTGTGTTCCAACAGGTACGACGCCGATCCACTCTTTTCCGCAGTGCGTACAAAGAACATCGCCAGTCATATGATGGTCTTCGCTTTCACCTCTAGCGGCGTTATTTATGTATACAACCTCACCCATAATACCACTCTTTAACATCGAAGCATGGGCACTGTTTCATGTATTCATTTGGAGTGATAATACCGTCAGCATTAAGGTCTGGTGATAAATCACGATGACCAACAACCGCTGACCCCGGGAAAACATCTGTCAAAGTATCAAGATATCCACGTAATGTGTCTTTTTGCCCTATTTCAAAATTATCTACAGCCTTTCCACTAGAATCAACACCGCCAATGAGGCAGATGGCAATACTGTTTTTGTTGTGCCCTCTAGCGTGAGCGCCCGGAATAGCTAGGTCCCTACCATGATGTAAGGTAGCGTCACGGCAAATAATGTTGTGATAACCCACGTCCCTCCAGCCGCGCCCTGATTTGCCTTGTACGCTTTCTGGCAGCTCTGAAAAATCATATTCTTTGCTGAGATAACGGTACTTACCATTACTTAATAGTTTTGGAAAAGTGTGCATATCATATATTTCGCGCACGCCAATGTTTTGGCTTGGATTCGTTGCTGAACAATGAACCACTATCAAATCTATTTCTCTACTCATTTTTCCCATATCCATTCTCTGTATGATGTGATTTATGACACGTTATGCACAAAGTAAGTAGATTGTCTACTTTTAGCCTCAACTTTGGGTAATTCCTATAACCTTTAATGTGATGAGCATTTAAAACAGCGCCTCTTATATCGCAGTGCTGGCACGTCCAGTCATCCCGCTTAAAGCATTCTTCCCTTGCTTTTTTCCATTTAGGTGAGACATTAAACTTGGTTCTCGCTCTGCTTAATCCTTTGTCTTGGTTTTTATTATGACAAGATAGGCACCACTTCTTTGCCAGCCTACTTATTTCTGTACCACAAATAATGCAATATTTTGGAGCTCTAGTTGCTCTTGATTTATTTGAGCAGGCTTTGCAGCGAATGGCCGGGGTCCAAATTGATTTATCGCAATCCGTGCATTTGTTTGTCTTTGTTGGCATACCATAAGTTTAACACGCCTATATCAACCCAACCACTTACTTCTTCTGCTTTAGCGGCCCTTTATGGGTCTTGTCTTTTAATACACAGATACGACGATAATGCCCGTCTGGAATTTCAAAATGATTGTTTTTTCCATCAATTTTCTTTATTTCACCACCACGACGAACACACTTCTCAAATGCTTTTGACATTTATTTTCCTACTCCGGGCCAATGCCCTGTTGTTATTAGCGTCCAAACTGCAACCATTAATAGCCCGACACCTATCGTCCATTTTGCAGCCACACCTATCCACCCCAATACCCTGAAAAATCCTTTGGCAGAGCGGAATATAGTGAGCATTTCTGAGAAATCAATCATAAATTGATCCCAGTCCTCCCTCATCTTTTCTACGGTTGCTTTGTGAACCAGCAGCTCTCCCCTTAATGCTTCCATTTGACCGCCAACTTCTGTCTCACATTTTTGCAAGTGGTTCATCACGCTTTCTGGCGTATGCTTTCTACGTTCAGCTTTATCACCGTTACTCATGATCAAGGTCCTTTTGTGGGTTTATTATTTTTTCTTTATTGTCTTCTCCACCCATATTAAAGTTAAAATTAACAACCTGCACATCCATTTCTTTCTTTTCAACCCACATACCAAGCTCGTGGAATTTACCGAGTTGAGTCAGGGCTTGGTTTGCAGCTTTTAAGTCGGTGTTTCTGCCTTTATGAGTAACAACAAAACCTTTGTCTTGCCCGACAACCATGTAACAATCAACACGACCAAGAGCCATGTTTTTCACAAGAATCAAGTCACGAAGAATTTCTTCTTGAGTAAGTTCAATTTTTTCTTCAAGTTTGCGGGTACGGAAATACAGGTAGCGACGGATCAAGCAGGCATTCACCTAAATATACGTCACAGACGGACTTTTCTTTTGGTTTTAACCACCAAGATGAATCCATAGGTTCAATAACCTCTGGAAACGGGTGTTTTTGCGGAGCAAGCTCTGTTGCGCCTAATACTGGTATTGTTAAATCAACCATTAGATTTAGCCATATTACTGCAGCATTGCTGGCGGTTCAAAATCGCCGTGGACATCGACATCAATATACCCGTCGGTTGTTGGTTCATTAAGTGTAGGGCCATTCTGAATGAGAGTACCTAATGCGTCAACAGGCTTTTTCGTATCAAAGAAAAACGCAGGGCGACGGTCCATTAACGACATAAAGTGTGTCGCTAATTTAAGTAGCGCCTCATCCCGGGTTTCAGCTTCAAAATCTAAATCGCTTTCAAGTGAGAATTTCATACAAAATCCATTAATGACCATTCATTTATATCTAATGGTAGCCTAATTGCGCGTGCTCTGCGAAGTTCTTCGTCTAGTTTCCACCTGAAATCGCTGTCATACGGTGATGAAATCCAGATATAGCGGTAATCCCTTAATCCACGCATCTTTTCTATACTGGTGGCGTGCACAAAACGGTCAAGCTGAATATCTTTTTCTCGGCAAAAATTTCTTAAATGTTGATATTGAGCAGCTATTGCGATGATTTTTTGCATTGATTTTCCAATTTTGTTGAATATTCCATACGCTCAGACGCAAGCTCATCGAGAAACCCAATAAAAGCAATTAGTTCTTTTTTATTCATTTCTCTAACAGGTATTCCATGGAGATTGCATTTTAAGCCAAGATCATAAAGCCTAACCAACTCTTCTGCTGCAGCTGCATTTTTACTCATCTTCGCCATAATCTCCCTGTTTTTTGATTTGTTTATACAGTCCTTTGCGGCTGGTGGGTTTATGGCGAATTGTCATCTGGGTAAAGTGCTGCCCATTTTTTTCTACAATATGCTGTTTACCCTCCATTAAAACGTCACTTTGCGTGTTTTCGCGCAACGAACGCCTTAAAGCCTTGAGTTTTTTGGCTTTACCCACGCTACTTTTCCTTGTGTTCTTTTTTATTTTCAGCAGCTTCGAGTCTTTTAGCTGCCTCAGCATCAATAAAATGCTTACCGATAAAGGCTTTTAGTTCCTTCATGTCGTTAAACACCAAAGATTCACCGATTAATTGCGCCTGATCCCTAAAACCCTCCTCTGATGGACGGACAATAACGCCGTTACCAGATTGATAAATTGTAATTGTTGTTGATTTTTCCATTAGATATCGCTCCCTTCATTTTCAGTTAATAGCACATTACCTTCCTCAAACGCCTTCTTAGGGGAGAAGGAAATGTAGCCATCGTCATAAAAAACCATATACCCATGCAATTGTGGGTCATGTTTATGGTTCCAGTTTGGATCCATGCGAATTTTGTGAATTTTACAATCGGTATCGGTTAGCTCTACATCGAGCGTACCGTCAACATGGGTTAGTAAAAATGTAATTTCAGCCGCAGATAAGCATTTAATACTGCGATATCTGGGTAATTGGTCTGCAAAAGTCTTAAAAGACATATTTTTCTCCTCTCTCTCAAAAAAAAGTATTCCCATGTGCTTGCGCCACCCCATGGTTGAAGATGTTGGAGTGGGTGCGGCTAAACACCCTGCGCGGTCGTTAAAAGCTTGTAGATAAGCGAATAAATGGCTTTCCGTGTTCTTTTAGCCATTTTTCACGCACCATTTCAGCAACTGCACGGCCAATCGTACCGTGTTTATTAACAACACCGAAGTTTCCACGCTTAATGGCACGGCGAATTTTTGAGCCTGACGGATTTTGTGTTGTTTTTGCGTAGCGATACCGTTTGGCTGTGCCACCATATTGAGGTTTGTGATGTTTTGGTGTCTTTCCAAATAAGCTGCCCACTGCGGCAACAATTGAAGACATTAAGCCAGTACGAAAATTACGATTTAGTGTTCCCATTTTTCTCTCTCTACTTTTTTTGGTTTAAAAGATTGTTTTTCTGCTCAATCCAGAAATCAGCTGAGCTTACGACCAGATTATTAAGAATTTTTGCGTGATCCTCAATCTGGCTATTCCACTTATCGTTACATTCTTGCTCATCATCAAAAATATAAAGCGGGGTTCCAGACTTAGAGCGGAACCCAGTGTTATCGACTGGTGAGATAAATTTAGATAACCGCTTCCCACTTTCATTTATAGGGCAAAAATGGGTATATGAGTAATATATTGTTTTATTTTTTGGTAGATCATCATTACTTCTGACTATCACACGTGTAGGGGGGATATTCCGCAAAGGTTTTTTATTCATATCTGGGCGGTGATAATGGCAAATCCATACAATTTCACCAATATGAGCACCATTCATAACTTTTTGCGT